CGCGCGCGCGAGGGGCGGCCGGAATGGGGCAGGCTGGGCCAGCGGAGAGAGGTGGCGGCGAGGTAGGGGACGGGACGGGCCTAGCAGGGGCAGAATGGGGCCAAATCCGCGAGGGAAGGGGCAGACCGCTACCCTTGCCGCGCTTGCTACCTTCCCCCCGCCTTTTCGGGCCGTTTCTGCGAAGGCGGGCGAAACGGAAGCGGGGCAGGCTGGACGGGGGAGGCTGGGCCAGCTTGTCACACCTCGGCGGGACCATCGCCGGCGGATCTTCGGCGGCCTCAGGTTCGATCTTCCTGCCCCGAAAAGCCGCGGGCGATTGTGGCCAGGTAGGGGGCAGGCGGCGACAATTGACAACGGATCAAGGGCTTGCGGCGCGTCAACCTTTCCTGCGATTGTGTCAACGGGAGGGTTGACAGCGGGGGCGGATTGCGTTTAGAGTAACGGGGCGAGCAAGGGAAGCCATCCTGAGCCGCTAGACACAACCGGCCCAGCGCGGCCACAAGCGGAGGTCCAAAAATGCGACAGGAAAAGCGACAGGGAAAGATCGAAGGATCAAGGGGGGCCAAATGAGCGCCGCCAAGATCCGCCTAGTGGCCATCGGATTGAAAGCCCAAGATCTCGCAAACGCCGCGGGGATTCACAAACAAGCCCTAAGCCGCTGGCTCGGCGCGCCCGAGACTTTGAACGTGAAAACCTTGCGGAAGCTCGCCGCCCTTTTGCATTGCCCAGCGGAGGCCCTTCTAGACCGAACAGGAAGGGCGCCGCTGGACTATCCAGCCCCGCCGGCTGACTTCCTCGCTTTGATCGAAGCGAACCGCGCCGCCTTTGGGAAGGGCGGGGATTTTTCAAAATTTGAGATTCACCAGGGCTAAGGCTCATTTTAGAGAGGGTTAGAAAAATGGAAGGGATTACAAACTCAGAACGGGCGGCCGCGGCCTGCCCCCAACGGTGGCTTTTGCGCTACGGGCTAGGCCTGCGCCCCGTCGCATATGCTCGCCCGCTTTACCTTGGCTCCCTTGTGCATTCGGGGCTAGAGGCCCTTTTTAAAGCCTGGGCCACGCCGAGCGCCGACGCTGAGCCGCTAGCCATCGCCCTTGCGGCGGTAGAATCCGCGAAGGCCGCCGAGCTGGACGCCCGCGGGATTCACGCCCTGGGCTTCCTGAGCCCTTACGGCGATCCTGCTATGCTGGACGCCCTAGACGCCGACACGGCGACGGCCTGCGCCCTTGTGACAGGTTACGCCGCCACCTGGGGAGGGCTAGACGATTGGGCCATCCTCGCAAACGAAATCGCCTTTTCGGAAGCGATCCGCCTTCCTGAGAATCCGAAGCGCCGATCCAAATGGAAGGTAGCGGGGAAGATTGACAAGGTGGCCCGAATCGGCGGCCGGATCTGGATTATCGAACATAAGACTTCGGCGGTTAACCTCGCCGAATGGGCCGAAAAAAACCGGCGGAATCCGCAAGGGTTGACCTATGCGGTCGCCCTCGCCGAGAAATTCCCGCGCGAGGAAATCGCGGGGGTAATTTACGATCTGATCCAATCCAAGCCGCCGAAGCCCGCCGAGGCCTTGGCCATCCTGAAAAGCGGGGCGGCCCTTGCCAAGGTCGCCGGCCTTCCCTGGACTACAGCGGCGGAATTCGAGCGAGCGATCGCCGCGTTGACGCCCGAGGGGCGGGACCCGCTGGACGGCGCGGAGTGGTATCGCGAAGCCCTCGCCGGCCTTCGGGAGCGGGACGCTAGCGGTTTCTGGTATCGGCGCGAGGCGGTCCCTTTCGAGCCTTTGCAGGTGGCCCGCGTCAACGCTGAGCTATACCAGGCCGCGCAAACGATCGGCGAGTGGCGCAAATCAATCGACAAGGCGACAGGGGAAGGGGGGCAGATTGCGCCCGAAGCCATCCCCGCCTTTCTCGCCGCGAAGGCCTCGCAATGGCCGCGGGAGGCCTCGCTATGCTACCAATTCAACCGCCTTTGCGCCTATGCGAGCGTTTGCGCCGAGGGAAGCGCGGAGGCCGTCGCCGGCTTCGCGATTACAGGCGCGGCGGGCGGGCATGATGAACTTACCGACAACGGCCACAGCGGCCACAACCTGAGGAATTAGAAAATGAAAATCGGAACAGCTAGAGAAAGTTACGATCGGAAGCCCTTTCTGAAAATCGCCCTAACGGGCGCCAGCGGGGCAGGGAAAACGGATTGGGCCGCAAGGTCGCCCCGCCCTTTGATTCTTTTGACTGAGGTTCAGGCCTTCCCGTCCATCGTTGTGGCGAATCCCGAGGCGGTTTGCGTCCAGATCGAAAAGTGGCAGGATTTCCGCGAAGCCTGGGCCGCGATTACTACGGGCCGCCCTTGCGAGATTGAAACGGAAGCCGGCGAGGTCCAGCCCGCACTAGCCGTCAAGCTTGGGGGGCAGGAATTCACGATCCAAACCGTAATCCTCGACACAATGACCGATCTTCAGCGGTTAATGTTCGCGAGCATGATCGGCGCCGACGCGGGCCGGATTGATCGGCTGGATTTCGCCACGGCGTCAAACAATCTCAGCATTGACAAGCATGGCATTTTGATCGCGGCCGCCGAGGAGATTTTCCGCCAACAACGGGCGATCCCCTGCAATACGATCTTTCTTACGCTTTCGACGCAAAAGGAAGATGACACCGGCGCGCGCCAAACTTTGCCCATGCTAACGGGCTCGAAATTGCCCTATGCAATGGGGCAATATTTCAACGCCGCGGGCCTCGCTCAGGTTCGCCGAACCGACAACGGGGGCATTCAACACGTTATCCGCTGGGTTAGCCCGAGCGCCGCGGCCATTTGCAAGCCAGGGCCAGGATGGCCCGCCACGATCACGAACAGCCGAACCGCGGGGGAGACTACCCTAGGTTCCTTGCTCCGCTTCACCTTCCCCGATCTTCCTGTAGCGGCCTGCGCCACCGATTCGGCGAGCTTTGTTACAGCCTCGGCGATTCCCGCCGCTGAGCCCATCCCCGTTCCCTTTTCCGCGCCGGCGGCCCAGCCCGTCGCCGTCGCTTCCCCGTCCCGCCCTCGGCGGGCGTAAGGCTATCCAATGGCAATTTTCGATCCCTCGCAATTTAAGCCCGATAATCTCACGCTGGAAAATTTCCCGCTGGGCCGTCACGTTGTTTTCATTTCCGACGCTAAGCCGCACACCTCGAAAAGCGGAAGCCAGGCGATCGAAATCGACTTTTACATTCACGATCCGGCGAGCCCGCACAAGGGCCGCTCGCTTCGTTTCTCGAAATTCTGGACTTCGGAAAAGGCCCTGCCCCGCTTGGCTAATTTGTGCCGCGCCTGCGCCACGCCCGTCGCCGCCTTTGACCTGAGCGATCCGGCGGCCATCGAAGGCGCCTTGATCGATCAGATCCTGAGCATTGAAGCGAAGGCCAAAACCGAAACCTACCAGGGCGAAACCCGCACGCGGATTGAAGCCGATCGATTCCAGCGGATTAGCGCCGAGGAAGCCCGCCGCCTTCGCGATGAATACGGGCCGACAATGCTCCCCCCGATTACGGGCGACGAAAACCCGAGCAAGCCGAAGGGCGAGGGATTCGGCGACGATGATATTCCGTTCTAAATAGAATCATTCCGCGGGACCTCCGCGCCGCCCTCCCCTACTAGGCGCGGCGCGGTGGCACTGCTAGCGCGCCCCCCTTCCTGAGCTTTTAACCGGACACAAAATGCAAGCGGATACGCCCGCCGAATTCCTCGCGAGGAATCGGATCCAGCATAAGATCTCAGGAAGCGAGGCCGTTCTAGATTGTCCCCTTTGCGGCAAGCCTGGACACCTTTATTTGAACCTCCGAACCTTTCTTTTCCATTGCAAGAAATGCGACGGGCGAGGAAACGAACGGCGATTAAAAACAGCCCTCGGGCTTCAATTCGATCTCGTCACGCCGACGGGGGATGACGTTGACACCATCGCCACGCGCCAGCTTGTCGCCGACTTGGCCGCGGCCCGCCCGCGGGGCGACGTAGAAACGTGGCGCGACAACCTGCAAACGCACCCGCTCGCCGAGGTGGCGCGGGGGTATCTACTAGGGCGAGGCCTGCCCCTGCCCCTATGCCATCGCTACGGGCTCGGCTGGGCCGCTGAGCCGGACGGGAGCGCCCCTAGCAGGCCGCGGCGTGTGGCGCCCGCTGAGCCTTGCGGGCCAGGCTGGATCACCATCCCCGCCTTTACCCGCTGGACGCCCGAGGGGCCGGCCTTGGATTCGGCGGCGTGCGTCAAACTTCGATCGGTCCCGCCTGCCCCTCGCGCCTTTCGGCGGCTTGTCGGCGGGGATTCTGTTTTATTCGCGCCGAACGGGATCAAGCCCGAGGAAACGATCCTAATCGTCGGCGGCGAGCTGGACGCCCTTTCCTGCGTTGTCGCCGGCTGGGCCAACGTTATCTCGCCGACAACGGGAGAGACAGCTTGGGCCGATTCGGCGACGGCCCAGCTTGAAGCCTGCGAAGATATTTGCATAATTTTCGATTCAGATGAGGCAGGCCGCAAGGGCGCCCGAATGCTCGCCGACAAACTAGGATCGCGCCGCTGTAGGATCGGGGCGTGGCCCGCGGGCGTTAAAGACGCAAACGAAGCCCTATGCACGCTCGGCGAGGCCTTCCGCCCCGCTGAGATAGTCACAGCGGCGAAGGCCGCCGGCGTGGACGAAATTGTGCGGGTTAGGGACCTCCGCGGGGAATTCCTCGCCGAGCTTACGGGGGCCAGCCCGCGGGGCATATCTTCGGGCTGGGCCGCGCTGGACGGTTTGATCGGAGGCATTCGAGAGGGAGAGGTGACTTTGATAACCGGCGACACGGGATCGGGGAAATCCACCTTTGCGAGCGCGCTGGCCCTGAACCTTGCCAAGGCGGGGCTAGGTGTATTTTTCGCGCCTTTCGAGCTAGGGGCGCGGCGCCAGGTAGCAAAATGGGTTAGACAAACAGCGGGCGCCCCGCCGGATAGCCTGAGCCGCGGCGAGGTAGAAAGCGCCCTAGACCGGCTGGAATCTCTCCCGATCTGGATTCTGAAAAGATACGGATCAATTTCAATTGAAGCTGTGAAAAATACCGTAGGATTTTGCGTCGCCCGCCTCGGCGTCAAGATAATCGTTTTAGACCATTTGCATTTTATGATTAAGGAAGGCCCCGAGGAACGGGCCGAATTAGATGGAATGCTAAAAGCCCTCGCGCAAATCGCAGTAGATACGCGGGCCAGCATTTTCGTTTTAGCCCATCCCCGACAGATTCCAAATTCAGGCGAGAAAAACGCGGATAATAGAATCGTCCAGCTTTCGGATTTGAAAGGCTCGGCGGGATTGAAACAGCATAGCGATAACGTTTGGAGCGTTTGGCGCCCGCGCAAATTCGATCGCGCTGAGGAAGGCGAAGCGGAAGGCCTGAGCAAGGCGATCGTTTATATTCTAAAGTGTCGCGACGATTACGGGCGCGAGGGCCGCGCGGCCTTCGCTTACAGCGTAGCAGGCGCCACCTTTTCGGCGGCCCCGCAAACGTTCGCAGAAGGGGCAGGAAGCGGGGGGAAGGCGCCCGCCGCGATAGACCCCGCCACCATCCCCGAGCGCGGCCCCGTAGGGCCACGGCGCCGGCTTAAATTGACACCCGCGGCGGCAATTCCTGCCCCGCATTGGAGCGAGAGGGAGGGCAATTGAAATACCTTAGTGTGTGTTC